TCTTGATGGACATGGAGGCGTCGCCAAAACGAATTATTTTTTCTTTTCCGTTTTGACAGGCTTTGACGACAAACTTCTTCCCGCCGCTTTTTTGGCGGCGAGGTTTGTTGCATGGCATCTTGGCCTTGTTGACGCGTTTACTCGCCACGAGACGCTATTACCGCAGCTTCTTCGTCGGCTATTTGTTGCTCTTGGTCTGCAAGCAAAGATGCTAAAGCTGTATCAGCGTCCTCGCCGTCATAAGCAACCACAAGTTCTTCATCATCGTTCACAGAAAACCTCCAAGGCTCTACATCGTCTGGGAGTTCCAAGACAAAGTGTTCGTCGTTTGGGGCGGTTAAATCTTCATCAATGCTGACAATTTTGTTTTGTTCACCATCGCGCCATACAAGTGCTGTTCTAGGCATTAGTAATCTCCTGGGAATTGCATATGACCTTCTTTGGTAGGCCACCAGTTTACGTTAAGTAGTCGAGGATAGTTTGTGGAGTGATAACCGTGCGCTGGTACTAAGCCACTTCTATCTGTGTTACTTATATTTTCAAAATAAGAAGTAGGTGCCCACTCCGAATAAGTGTAAGCCTGTCCATAAGGATTAGATACGCCAGCAGCTACATTCTCTTGTATTTTTTCGTGAGTGGTTTCCATGCCTTGCATGTTTATATTGTGGTAATAGTGATCGCTACCGTCAGAGTTTTGATCCCTACTAAGTATCCAACCAGTTCTACCCCACGCTATAGGCGAACAAACATAGCTTGAATTACTGTTTGCTATTCTGTAGCAAACTCTAGGATCGGCTGTGCTAAACACATATGCACTCATTCCAGCACCATAATAGTAATAATGGCTGAAGTGGATATGCCACTTGTTGTCCCAAGTAGAATTGTAAACAACACCAATATGATATTGGCCTTGGTCTATACCATAAGAGGTCGTATTACCTATGTTGTATTGGTAGCTAGTACTCTGTGCGCCATAATTTTCGCCATTACTATCATTAGCACTGTTTTGAATAAATTGAGAGGCAACACTACTATCTAAGTGGAATAAATAAGTACGAGTACAGTCGTTTTGATTAAAACGTGTCCATCGGCAATATCCGTTGTCACCAACAGTTATTACTCCACGATAGTAACCTTCGGTACTGGTAAGGTTATCAGCATTATCCATCTGGCGATATTCAAACTCAGTTGCGTTTAGGAAGGCTTCCTTTAAATTTACCTTTGGATCAGTAAGGCGATGCGTGTCAGGGATTTTCCACTTGAACATATCCACATTTCGGTTCGACGTTTTTCCAAACAAAACGTAATAGCCAGTTTTTTCGTTGTAACCAGACATACCGTAAGTAGTATCATAGCCGCTTCGTCTGTTGGATATATCTGGAAATGCGGCAACCATATCAGCATCGTGCCAGTTGACCCTATCAAGCCCGATACCCTGACTTGATTGAGAGGGTTTATATGATCTATAAATATAAGAGTTGTGATTTGCTAAGAACATGCGAGGTCGCACACCTTCGGGCAATACTTGAGTTGTCATAAATCGCATGGCGTATGGGTGGCAATAACTAGAGTTACCAGACGGGCCGATGTTTGATGCGAATTGACCCGTTGGGCCAATATTCAATGACATAGCTGAAGGCCAATGCGTGTTATCTTGAGTACGGCCTACCATGTAATTAGTATCGTTAGATGAAATGGAACTAGATGTACGATACCACGCTTGGCTGTCGCCGCTATACCCCATATATTTATCTTGCATCACACCGCCTCGGTATGCTGAAGGGCTAGAGTAAAGGCTATATGCCCAAGGATTGTTTGTTTGGCTTCCGTCTGGCCCGTATGTAGAACACTGAACATAACGAAACTGGTCGTCGTACATTGTCCACGTTGCGAACATGGGTAGTCCTTCTTTACGTGGATCGGTACTACTTGAGCTTGAGCTTGAGCTTGAGCTAGAACCTGACCCTGATGATGGGGGTGTTACTGCGCTGCCCCCTGTTAGATTACGTCCCATTCAGATTACTCCTCTATTCCATGTACGCGAACTACGACGCTTTCACCGTCCGTTTTCACAATTACTTGCTCACCAGCCGATGCCATCAACCCAGTACGCTCAAGAACCGCGCCTGCGCCAAGACCAGCCTTGTCGTACAAGTCTTGATCTGGAAGTACGTTAAAACGCTTTTCTCGATTGTATGTTTCACCATTCTTGAGAACGTCGAACTTCTTAGTTACGTCGCCCGACGCTGCTCTAACTGAGCCTGTGAACATTGTTGTTTCATCGTCGAGTGGTGCTGTTGTAGTGTCATCCACGACGCTGATTGCAAAGCCCATGCCTGAGTGTGTATTGCAGTAGGTGTAAAGTGTGTCTGGTGCGTTTGATGCGACTGTAATTTCTAACCACTTGGTATCGCCATTATACGTTGCTGTATTGGAGATATAATCTGAAGCAGTAGTGTACTCTTGCGCTGTGTAGGCAGTGCTAGTCGGATTACCTATCTTATAGACTACGCCATCCATGTAGGCTGTCCCACCCGTCGCATGAGTTCCATCTTGAGTTGCAGAAAGCAACAGTGGGTGACTGTCCATTGAACTATCGCTGAGATAAAATCTGTATTTACGTCCACGTACCAATTCAACTTCACCAGCTATTACACTATCGACTGCATACTTGTTTGCACCAGCAGCGTCGGCTGCAACCGTAATGTAAAACGGCATCGTGCCTGTGTTTGGCTTAGTTGTGTAAGTCACACCCAAGTCTGTTGTTGAGAAGATGGTGTTCTTTGTTACAAGCTGAAGTTCGTTAAGAGCGTCGCCTGCCCGTACATCTGTTAAATCTTCCCACGAAGCGATCCCTGATGGGAAAGAGAAATAGTATTCCCAATCTGACGTAGTTGCTGTTGGGGCTGCGTTAGCATAGTCTGCGTAAATCACTCTGCCATTACTTAATGCAATAAATAGTTTACCAGCCGCACCGTCGGCTTGGCTAGGTACGGAAGCTGCGCCAACCATGATGCCACTGTTAGCAGCCGTTACTTGAGAAAGGTTAAAAGTTGCGTTTTGAAGGTTGGCTGATGAAGTTGGTGTACCGCCGCTAGAAATATATACAGCGCCAAAAACAGTACCAGTTAAAAAGTATTCGCCACTACCTGTTTTGACCCCTGCGATATTTGAAATACCACCAGCAGCCCAACTAAAGTTTGTGTAGGAAGTGTCGTTGTGACTTCGCCAATCAGCAACCGCACTAATGTTTGTAGAACCTGATGCTGGTGTACCGCCTGCATACGCAAGCGCATGTGACCCTGTTACGTTTGTAGCCCAACGGTTGTTGTCTTGGCTGCTTTGACCCCAGCTACTTGCACTGTTGGCATTTGATCCGTTACTGATGTAGTTGGCTAACGTATAAGTATGACCGTTAGATGCAGAACGTGCGTAAACTTCCCGATCATCAGTCCAAGCCAAAGGCATACCGCCTTGAGCCGCGTTGTTTGCTGCAACAGTCAGTGTTCCAGCCGCGTTATCTATTTTGAAACTTCTTGTTATTTCTACTGATACAGCACCAGAACTTGTAATGTCACGAGAAGTATTCTTGAGCAGTCCGATTACGCCAGTATTTTGACCGAAACCAAAGATGTCATTGTACTCTTCGCTGTCGAGTGTCCAGCTATTATCTTGCACATTGTATGTTTCAAAATCTTTTGATTGATATGTTTTGTCAGATACATATAAAAATACGTTACCACTGTTCGCACCATGATTAATGATGTTTACATTCATGGTCGAAACTCGGCTTGCTGGTACTGTGTAAATCAACTCAGTATCGCGGCTTCCGACCACTTTCTTTCCTAATAAACCATTTGCCATTTTTTACCTCGTTAGCTTTGTGACAGGAAATAGACCTTGGCGGGAGACATCTGGAAAGCGTTCAACGCTGATGTGATGCTCGTTTGTAGGCCGTTCAGAGCCGCTTGCTCCGTTGCACCCACCCCTTGAAGGGCAGTAGTTTGTGTTGAACCTTCCGCTTGTAACTCGGTAATCTCCGTAGCACCTTGTGCTGCTACAGCGGCGATCTGCGTTGTTCCCTCGGCAGAAACGGCAGACAGGTTCGCGTTGCCGTTAAAAATTTCTATTATACGGGCTAGGTAAACTAACTCTGCGTTAGGTGTTGCAGATCCTAGTCCCTGTAATCGTGTGGACAGTTCGTCAGCTAAAGACTGCTGATCGGATACGGATATATTGGGCATTAAAATGTACTCCCGTTATAGAGGTCTGTATGAAGCTGGCCTACTAATATGGCCTCGCCAAGCGCATCTGGCAGTGATCCTTGGGCTATTCCAGCAGCAGTCTGAGCATCGTTTCTTGCAGATATTGCCGCATCTCTTGCGGCCTCTGCTAATGATTGAGCAGTCTCGGCATTTGTTTCAGCCGTTTCAGCTTCGCCTGCGCTTTCTTCTGCGTCTGCCCTCTTCACTTCCATGTCTGCTAGTGCAGTAGTCTTGAAGGAGTTAAGGTCAGAAAATAGTTGAGTAAAAGAAGCTATCTCTACGTTTGATCCGTCTGTGCCTATTCTTAGGAACATTTTTTCTGCGCCCGACGTGCCGTCGTACGTAAAGGTGAAGGCGTCTATGTCACCAGTCGCATCATCGAACAGTTTGCTAAGAAGTGCAGATAGCGTAAGACCACCCTTCTCGGCATCCTCTAAGTAGGTATCGAGGAGATGCGTACCAGTGTTCGCACTCCTAAAGTTTAACTGTTCTGAAGGGACGCGTGTGCGTGCCATTATTCATCCTTCTCTTTTGCAAGCTTCGCCAACATTGCAATGCGGCTTGAGGACAACTGAAGAATATCTTCAGCATTTGTTATTCTACCCGCTACATTGCCGACGTCTTGTTGTAGGCTCTCTCTTGTTCGTGATATTGCACTACTGAGTGCCTGTATGTCGTCCCGTATTGGTTTTAATTCTTCAGCAATCCGTGCGTTGACGTATTCCCTTACAATACTGTCAACACTGGTTTCCCAAAGTTTACTGTTTGGGTTCATTGCGAGCCTCCTTCATTGGAACCAAGTTTCCTTTCTTGACTTCCTGTTCGATGTTTTGTTGCGGCTGTACGGATGCACCGCGCATCTTTTCGAGCAGCATCATCTGCTGCGATGGCGTTGGGCCTTCTTTGGATTGCTCTTTAGATATTTTAAACTGGTCTAGGTCTGATACGCCCATGCTGCGTATTGCTTCTTCTACGACCTTGCCAGAGTTGTACTCCATCGCCATGCCCGTTTCGTTTAGGATCTTGAGCATGTTGATCCATGTCTCGGCGTTGCGTGTTGGTTCGAGAGGTAGCGTACCATCTACTACGAGGTAGTCGATGTCGCCTTGGATTTCTGGCAGGTTAAAGTCAAGGTATCCGTCTTTAACTTTATCTGCTACGATAGATGCGCTGTCGTTTTCTGTGATACGTATAGATCCTTCGGGGTCGAAGAAGTCTTGAATGTTCGCAACCATCATGCGTACCAGTGGTCTTATCGAGGTTGATGAAATAACGCGGGACAGGACGCCAAGACGCTGCGAACCAAGCTGCGTCAGACGTTGTATTTCTGTGGCTGTCCGTATCCCGTCTGCTGTCGGCATCCCCTGTTGAGCGTCCGAAGCGGCAGAAAGTCTTTGCTTGAGGCCAGACATGGCCTCGATGTCGTTCCAATGCCCCTTAGTTACATCTGGAACTTGAGCTATAAATAAGCCCTTGCCGACATCAGCCCCAGGCATTGTACGGACAAGACCATGCGGATTTCTGTCGATTAAGTCGCCAATAGCGATCTGGGTTGGATCAACGAAGATAAGGTTAGAAAGGGCAGCTTGTACGTTGTCGATACGGGATCTAAGAAGCCATGTCGCAATGTCGTGTAGCGGCAAGAGGAGATCATATAATGATTGCGAATATGTCTTGTGTGCATCGTGGTATAGTCCGCCTATTGTTACTGGAAACTGTCGCCCGTACGGGTTGAGTTGGAAACGTATTACTACGTTCTCGTCTAAGATAGTTACGCAAAGCCAGACATGATCTAGCTGTGGCATATTAATTTCGTAGCCTGCTAGTCTAATCCAACATTCATCTACTACACGACTGTCGCCAAGGGTAAAGAATGTGCCACCGCTTTCGCGCTTGTTGCGCTCGGCGGGGTCGATGCTTAGTCCTCGTCCAGCTTCTTGATGCCATCTATGTCCGTCCCACCCACCAGCAGGAGGTGTGAGGCGGTTTCGGAGGGCGGGGTACTCCATGAGCTTTGGGTACATTCCTGTTTGTACCAAGGCATCGAAGGAAGAGTAATCGGAGAAGATGACGTACTGCATCTTGTCCCAATCTCCCCACTGGACACGGGGATCGTGGAATACGCGTCGCGGGTCGAAGTTTGTGATTTCGTTGGTGCGGTTTTGAGCGTTCCACGTAACTTTCGTGGGTGCGTATCCGTACCGAATACAGTCCAAAAGGTGCTGGGCAAGTCGTGCCTCCCCTGCTGTTCGACGCATCTGCTGATGCAGCAAGCGTTCGATGATAGCCGATGATTTACGAGATTTGCGGTTCAAGCCCTCCAGTTGGAACATAGGGTTGCGGCCTGTAAGAGCAGCCATAAGGTACGTGAGTACGGTATCAGCTATAGCCCTTGTATCCGCGATAACGGCCTTTTCGCGGAATGATGTTGCGTCTGGGCGGACATACACATCATGCGCTCTGTCTGCTTGGTTCCAGTGATCGTATCGACGCGATATGCGGTCGTACGACATCTGCATCGCAGCTTTTACGTAGTCTACGATACGTTGCTCTTGCTCCGCCGAAAGGCGTGAAGAGATGTCGTCGTAGTTCATTAATGCGTCAGCGTGGTCGGAAAGATCGACTACGATACCGTCATTATCTGGAACGTACTCTGCGCGATAGTGTGTAGTTGTCAACGTCATGCTACTATTTACGCTCTTCTGGTAGGGTTAGTCGTCCCTATTCACCCCATCCTCGCCACTGTC